ATCCTATCCTTTCTCCCGTTCGGTTTCAGCTACCATGAGATTGTTTACAAACGTCGTAAGGGCACCAAGAGTAAATATGATGATGGTAAGATCGGTTGGAAGAAGCTACCGATCCGAGCCCAGAATACCTTGGATCGTTGGGATATAGATCGAAACGGGGAAATCCTAGCCTTTATCCAGGAAGCCACCTCAGATAAGTTTGAACAAATAACAATACCTATCACTAAAGCATTACTATTCCGTACCACCTCTCACAAGAACAATCCTGAAGGACGAAGTGTTTTAAGAAATGCTTATCGCCCGTGGTACTTCAAGAAACGCATTGAAGAAATTGAAGGTATCGGTATTGAGCGTGATTTAGCTGGTCTGCCAGTAATCTACGCACCAAACAAGATTATGATGGCGACGTCCAGTGACGAGGATAAGGCCGTTTTTGCTGGCTTACAGGCCATCGTCCGAAACGTGAGGCGCGACGAGCAAGAAGGTATAATCATGCCGGGCGACAGGGACGCTCTGGGTAATCGCCAATATGAGTTAAAACTCCTGGCGACCAGTGGTCAACGTCAGTTCAATACCAATCAGATTATTCAGAGATATGACCAACGTATCGCGATGACCATCCTGGCCGATTTCATCCTACTGGGACATGAAAAAGTAGGGTCATTCTCACTAAGTAGCAATAAAACCTCACTGTTCGCTACCGCGATCGGCGCATGGTTAGATGAAATCAAGGCTACGTTCAACCATCACGCTATACCTAGATTACTTAACGCGAATGGCATCACCCGCAAAGAATACCCCCGTTTAAGCCACAACGACATCGAAGGGCCTGATCTCAAGGATATTGGTAAGTTTATCCAGGATATGACCAAATCCGGATTCAACATAGCCGACGATCCAGAAGTAGAAAATACGTTACGTCGGTATGCCAACCTGCCTGAAAAGACTGAAGAGGCTATCGAGGAAGAAGAGGAAGAACGGAAAAAGAATAAAGAGGCCGCTGATAAATTACGTGAACAGGGCAACGCAGCCCTGGATGATGACGGCAACGTGATCGACGACCAATTGGATGATGACGGTAAGAATAAGCCGAAAGACGAGCTTGAGGAGAAAGAAGATGCCGTTTAATAGCATTACCGATTTACCTGCTTCAGTAAGAGGCGTCCTACCCGACAGCGCCCAGAAGCAGTTCTTATCTGTTGTTAATTCCCAGCTTGAGGCGGGACTTAGCGAGGAACGGGCTTTCGCATCTGCTTGGGGAGCCCTGAAGCGAAATGGGTGGAAAAAAGGTCCGGAAGATGAGAAATGGCGCAAAGTCTCCAAATCTGCTATAATTATAGATAAGGATAGCACTGACGACATTATAGCTGAAATAATGGGGTTGGATGCAGTTACTAAAGAATTACATAATAGTAGCGACGGAAGTTTATGCGACTTTTGTGAAAACCCAGCAGTAAAGGCCATGTTATGGGCCGGGGGATCACAGCACCTATTCGTTTGCTCAGGGCACATTGAAACTGGGATGCGCCAGATCATCGACGGAAACCGCGATGCAGTCAACCAAGTAATTGATTTAATGCCACCATCCGCTGAACAGGATGGTACCCAAGTCACTATCACTATCTCCAAAGAATCGGAGAATAAAGAAGAGGAAGATATGGACATTAAAAAAGAATTCCCGATACTAAAGCGGGATGACGACAAACAACTGGTTACTGGCGTGGTACTGGAGCCTGAAGTTGAAGATGCACATGGTGATGTTATCTCAGTTGAAGAAGTTGAGAAAGCAGCCCACAATTTTATGCGGGAATCCAGGGTCATTGGTCTGCAGCACAAGGAACAGGGGCCAGCTGAAGTTGTTGAAAGTTTCATCACCAAGGAAGAAATGAATATCGGCGGTGAGAAAGTTGTCAAAGGGGCTTGGGTCATGACCGTAAAGGTTCATGATGTAGATATTTGGAAAGCGGTTAAATCAGGCGAATTCACCGGATTCTCAATCGGTGGTACTGGTATGAGGAGTTAATTATGACGAAAAGATTAACTGAACTGAGAATAGGTGAAGTTAGTTTGGTAGACAAAGCCGCTAACAAGCGGAAATTTTTAATCATGAAAAGTGAAGAAGGAGGTGGTACGATGGGCGATCTAATCTTTAAGGATGTCGACGAGGCGGTAGCTAAAGTCCTCAAGGCAATTGCTGAAGATAAAAAGTATCTGGATGTTATCAAGTTTTCTGAAGATAATGCCGATTTGCTGGAAGCTGTAATGACCGGTGATAAAGATGCTGTTGCAATGGTAAAATCAATTCTTAGCGGCGGTGCAGATACCGTTAAGGTTATGAAATCAGCTTTTGGGGACGAAATGAAGGGCACTGAATCAGAAATGACTCTTGCCGCTGCAATGAGTCTTCTGACAGCAGTTGAAGGTGATCTACCTGAAGCCGCCGTTGAAAAGATGACCAAAATGCTCGGTCTTCCTGAAAAGAAAGAAGATTACGGTACTATCAAAAAGAATGACGATGGTTCTTATAATCTGGAATCGATTCCTGAAGAAATGCGCACCATGGTTGAAGGTCTTTGGAAATCAAGTGAAGCTCAAGCTGAAGCCATTAAAAAGGCTGAAAAACGGGCTGATGACCAGGAAACAGTGCTCAAAGCTGAACGTAATACACGTATTCTTAAGGAATTCGTACAGAAAGCTGGTGAGTTTAAAAGCCTGTCTGTGGACGCAGATAAGTTTGGTGCCATCTTGAAATCGGCAAGTGAATCGATGTCAAAAGAAGACTTTGAAGAGCTTAACCGGGTTCTTAAGGCTGCAGATGACAACGCGACCAATCTGTTCAAGGAATATGGCCACAGCCTGGATAACGAGAATGATGATAAAACTGCTTTTGCCAAGTTGGAAAAGGCAGCAGGTGTTATCGCTACTCGTGATGGGATCAGCAAAGAAGTTGCTTTTGTTAAAGCAATGGACGAGCATCCTGATCTAGCTAAGGCTGAACTGGCTGAGCGTAATTCACATTAATTTTTAATTAGAAGGAGGTCATCTAATGGCTTGGGAACAAAAAGGCTTTTGCGTCGGTGCTCTCGTATCCGACGCGGATATGGCTAGTAACCAGTTCAAGTGCGTGAAAATGAGCGCTGCGAATGGTGTTTTCTCTCTGTGTGACGCTGACGGCGAAGTAATGCTAGGTGTTCTACAGGACAATCAGGGCTCTGGTATTGCCGGTGAAGTTTGTTTATCCGGTGTCACCAAGGTCACGGTTGGCGTAGGCGAGACTCTGGTTGCTGGACAAACATGGGGTACTGATGCAAGTGGCAAAGCTAAGACTGTTGAGGGTTCCGTTACTGGTGCCGATCTCGGTGATTATGCTGCAGGTGTTGTACTTGAGGGCGCAGCTGCCGGTGAATTGGCAACTGTTACTATTGGCTTACAGACCTTCAAGACTGAAGCTCAGTAATTAAACAAACCAGGAGGATATAGTTATGCCACAACCAACCAGAGGTGACGTGCATGTTGTACGAGCGCTCACCAACGTAAGTGTTGCTTATATGCAAAGTGCCACTGATTTTATTGCACCACACGCTTTTCCATCAGTGCCGGTGCAGTTTCAATCAGATAAGTACTTTGAGTTCGATTCGGTTGATTTCCGCCGTAATAATGCCAAACCACGCGCTCCGGGTACTGAATCCGCTGGCGGTGGTTTCAACGTTACGACTCAGACTTATACCGCTGAGGTATATGCTCTGCATTCGGATATCGCTGATCAGATTCGTTCGAACTCTGAAATCGATATGGACCGTTCAGCTTCTGAATTCGTAGCCCAACAGCTACTGATCCAGAAGGAAGTTAACTGGATGGCTTCTTTCTTTAGCATCAATGTTTGGGATACCGACGTTGTTGGTGACACCGACTTCGCTCGTTGGGATGATAGCTCATCCGATCCTGAAAATGACATCGATGTTGGCAAAGCTGCTATCAAAAAGAATACTGGCTTAACCGCTAATACTCTGATTGTTAGCCATGAAACACATCAGGCTCTGAAACGTCATCCGTTGATCACTGAACGATTTAAGCATACCAGCAGCGATTCAATTACTGCTACTATCCTGGCTCGTTTCTTTGAAGTAGATCGTTACATGATCGCTAGTGCTTCATACACCACATCTGCTGAGGGCGCAGCTTCGACTGTTAACGCTTTCATCGCAGGTAAAAATGCTCTTCTCTGTTACGTTGCTCCTGCTCCTGGGATTATGGTCCCAAGTGCTGGTTATACCTTCGTATGGAGTGCATTCTCCGGTGCCAATGGCGGCATGCGTACTAAACGCTTCCGTATGGAGAAACTGTCCTCTGATCGGATCGAGGGTGAGTTTGCTTATGACCATAAGCAGGTGTTGAGTGAAGCAGGTTACTTCTTCAGT